TCTAACGTGGCTATCTTTGGGGCTATTGACTTCTTCTGCCTCAACGGTATGATTACAGGTAAGCACGACACTATTAAACGTAAGAACACCAGTGGGTTTGACATGGACAGATTCATTACCAGACTGAATAAGTCTAAAGATGATTTCTATGGTAGGACAAAACAGCTACAGACATGGGCAGAAAGTTCCCTTGTCACGGTGGATGTCAAAGCCCTGCTTGATAGCATCATCAAGAGTGAAAAAGAATCTGAAAAGATGTTTGCTCTATACCGTGAAGAGGTATCTGACCGTGGTCAAAACGTGTTTGCCTTGTACAGTGCATTCACTAACTACGCAAGCTATGCCGACGAACGTAATGGCTTTACACTGCGTAACACAGGTAAGGACACTCAAGCTAAGACAATGCTTGAGCGTGAGTTCAAAGTGACCGACTGGATTAACACACCCCAGTTCCGGTCTGTTGTAAAACAAGCTGCTTAAAGAAAGGAAGGTGCGTCATGCAAAGTATTGATAACGCTACAGGAATGTTGATTGGACTTGCTGTGGGTGATGCTCTTGGCGCACCCCTTGAGTTCCTAGACGCCAGAGAACCAGCAGATTATATAGTTAATTTTCACAAGGGAGGGTATCATAACGTAGACATAGGCGAGTGGACTGACGATACAGCCATGACACTAGCAATGTGCAAAGCTATTCTCAATGAGGGTAAGTTTGATCCTTATGCCATCATGGATAACTTTGTATCTTGGTATAGGGACGGCGAATTTATACCGCGAGGTACGTGTTTTGATATAGGTACGACTACTATTCGTGCGCTAGAACGTTACATCGCAGACCCTACTGATCCATATAAGGGTGATGCTAATCCAAAGTCTGCTGGTAATGGAGCATTGATGCGAACTGCCGCTATTGTTTTAGCCGCTAGGAGTAGAGAAGAACTGATTACATTAGCAACACAGCAGACTCTACTTACACATGGCGCACCTCTATGTGTTGAATATGGAACTATGTTTGCAGAAGAACTATATTACTGTAAACCACTTGCTAAGTATGCTAAGTATCGACACGATACTAATGTGCCTCGCAATGAAGTGATGTCAGGTGGCTATGTAGTAGAGACATACATGGCGGCAATGTGGGCCTTTCAAACTACCAGTAGTTTTGAAGAGTGTATTGTTGCGGCAGTCAATCGTGGACATGACAGCGATACTGTAGGTGCAGTGGCTGGCATGATAGCAGGGGCATACTATGGTTGGACAAACATACCTGCTAGGTTTACGAAGCTACTTCAATGGCACGATGAGTTGTATACTACAGCAGTAATGCTACACAGAATGAAAGGTAAATAGTATGCTATCTATACAAGCACTTGCTGATGAGTATTACTTATCGCATGATTTCAAGAACTTACGTGATGAAACTAAAGCACAATATAAATACTTTCATCGCGTAATGTTTGACACTAACATAGAGGATCAACGTTTAGGTTCTGCTAATCTAACAGACACAACTACACGTCAAGCTAAGTTGGCATATGATTTGTGGTGTGATCGTGGTTTGTCTTTTGCTAATCACGTGATGGCAGCGACACGTATCCTCTATAACTATGGTGTGCGAATGGAGCATTGTAATCTCAATCCTTTCGCTATCGTGCGTAGGAGAAGCACACAGCCGCGCAAGATAGTTTGGGGTAGGGAGGATGTACGCAAGTTACTAGATGCTGCGTACAGCGATTTTAGCACCCGTAACATTGGATTGATTGCTCACATGGCATACGCTTGGTGTCAGCGTGTGGGTGATATGCGTGTCTTAACATGGGATGCCATACACTTTGACAAGAGGCGTGTACATATAGAACAATCTAAGCGTAGGGCAGAAGTGTTCTTGCCTATCGACGATGATTTATTTGAAATGCTACAGCAACAACGTGAAGACTTTGGCTTTCAACCTTTGGTTGCACCAAGACCACAGCCTATCAGTGGGGAGTATGTAGCATACAGCCAGTACAAACTGCCATTACATGCACGTAAGTTGATGGACGCCGCTGGATTGTCCAGTGACTTACGTCTGTCTGATTTACGTAGAACAGGCACAACAGAAATGGTAGAAGCTGGTGTAGGAATAGGACAGATCATGTCGGTAACAGGACATGCTAACCCACAATCAGTAAAACCGTACATGAAGAACACATACGAGAGTGCCAACAATGCCTTGACAGCACGTCAAACTTATGGTAAAAGCACCTAACTGCCGCACAGGAGAGATTATATATGAATAATATATATAACATTGTAAGTGATATGAATGTACCAGTAGGTAGTACACTTAGAACCAAGTGTCCTAGCTGTGGTAAACGTACATTCACAGTGACTAACAACATGGGATCACTCGTATGGAATTGCTTTCGCATGTCTTGTGATATTAAAGGCGGCACACGTGTCCGTATGTCAGCAGACGACATTCGTGTACAACTCTCTGATGTAGCGCGATTTGCTAGTGGGGATGACTTTGATGTTCCTGAATATCTCGTGCCACATAATTACGACGTAGCAGAGTGGGCTATGGAATTGTATGGGCTGGACTCTAAAGAGTTAGGTTTGCTATATGATGTGCGTGAACACCGCGCTGTGTTCCCCATCAAACACGACGGTAAAGTTGTGGACGCCACAGGACGTGCGCTTGGTAAGCGTTTACCTAAATGGCGTAGGTATGGAAAAAGTGGCTTGCCATATTCATTTGGTTGTGGTAAAGTCGCCGTAGTTGTTGAGGACTGTGTGAGTGCCGCCGTGGTTGGTGGCGGTAACTTTGTCGGGGTAGCTGTGCTAGGAACGTCATTGTCTGACGCACACAAAAAGTATCTTGCACAGTTCTCAACAGCCATCATTGCACTCGACCCTGATGCAGTGCGTAAAACAATACTGATGGCTAAAGAGTTGCGAGGACATGTCAATGATGTTCGCGTGTTGTATTTGACAGATGATTTGAAATATCGTAATCCAACTGATATGAATAACCTAGCCGACATAGGAGATGTATAATGGAAGTACCAATGTTAAGAAGTCTAATGGACAAAGTATTCTACGATGACCATCGTGGTGCTAAGTGTCCAGACAGATTATTTAGTTCTGACAATCGTAAGATTAAGCAGACAATAGACAGAGCAATGGATCACTACAATCGTAGTGTTACACCAGACGAGGTGCAAGCCCTGTTTGTATCAGATAATCCCACCATGACCACAGCACAAAGGCAAGGCTTTGATAGTTTATTTGTACAGTTAAAGCGTGAAGAGCCTATGGGCAATGACATAGCACAAGAGGTGCTATCTAAGTTGTTCCAAAAAGTTGTTGGTGAAGACGTTGCTAACATTGGTTTTGATATGGTAAGTGGAACGGGAGGAACGTTGGAACCATTACGTAATCTCCTTGAGCGGTACGGTGATGACTTTACGCCTAATCTAAACATAGAGTGGGATGATATTACTATCGAAACCCTACTAGCTAAAGCTGATCTTGAAGCACGTTGGTCCTTTAACATCCCACCTGTGGCAAGAAAGATAGAGGGAGTAAGTGCAGGTCAACTAATAGAGGTGGGTGCGCGACCTAACACGGGTAAAACATCCTTCCATGCTAGCTTGATAGCCGCGCCCAATGGCTTTGCACATCAAGGTGCTAAGTGTATTGTGCTATGTAATGAGGAGCCTACTCACAGGGTTGGTGCAAGGTATCTAACTGCTGCGGCTGGTATGTCAGCAAGAGAGGTAAAAGAGAACCTATCAAAAGCCAAGTCATTGTATGAGCCTGTGATGAATAACATCAAGATCAAGGAAGCATCTGGACGTGACATGAACTGGGTAGAGAGTGTTGCTAAAACCTACAGGCCAGATGTTCTAGTGCTTGACATGGGTGATAAGTTTAAGGCAGAAGGTGGATTTGCTAGACAGGACGAGGCACTCAAGGCATGTGCTATTCATGCTAGGCAGATTGCCAAGTCATATGATTGTGCTGTATTCTACATGTCACAGCTATCAGCAGAGGCAGAGGGTAGATCACAGTTGAACCAGTCTATGATGGAAGGGTCACGCACAGGTAAAGCAGCAGAGGCAGACCTAATGATCCTGATTGGAAAGTCACCATCTGTTGAAGGACAAGAAGAGGATAGTCCATTGCGACATATTAATATTGTCAAGAACAAGTTGAACGGTTGGCATGGTATGATAAACTGTGAACTCAATTATTTGACAGCGAGGTACGAAGGATGAAACTAACATTAGATGTAGAGAATACCGTCACACATCGTGATGGCAAGATGCACCTTGATCCGTTTGAGGCGAACAACAGCCTGACAATGGTGGGCATACTAACTGACCAAGGGGAGTGTTACACATTCCCATTTGACCATGAAGAGCATGAGAGTGGGCATGACTACAGTAAGCGTGTTCAATGGTTTTTAGACGAAGCCACTGTGCTTATATGTCACAACGCAGCGCATGACTTGCTGTGGCTGTGGGAGAGTGGCTTCAAGTATGATGGCCCTGTCTTTGACACGATGCTAGCTGAGTATGTTTTACAGCGCGGCATTAAGGAGCCGCTATCACTTGAGGCATGTGCAGAACGCTATGACCTTGATACCAAGAAGCAAGATACTCTCAAGGAGTATTTCAAGCGGGGCTATAGCACACGCACCATCCCCATTGATGAACTGACGGAGTATTTGATTGCTGACCTTGAGGCTACACAGCAACTGTCAGACAAGCTGATGTATCGACTCAACACCCCTGCTGACAGTGGCCTCATGGGTACTGTTGACCTGACTAATCAGGTGGCTGTATGCCTGTCGCGTATTTATCAACGTGGTTTTACTGTAGACCGTGATGCATTGGATGAGGTGCGCACAGAGTTTGAGCGAGAGCGTAAGCAACTTACCGATGATCTACAGGCTCATGTGCGTAGGCTGATGGGCGATACACCAATCAACCTGAACAGTCCAGAGCAACTGTCTTGGGTTATCTACAGCCGCAAAGTAAATGACAAGCAGTTCTGGGCCACACAGATTGATCCATACATGGATGACGTAGAGTTCCGTCGTCTAATTAGCGCACACACAACACGCCTGTCAAAAACTCGTGCAGTCCAGTGTCGTAAGTGTAATGGCACAGGCTATGTGCGTAAGTTTAAAAAGGATGGCACTCCTTTTGCCAAGCCTAATAGATGTCAAGTGTGTGATGCACAGGGTTATTTGTTCCAGCCTACACAACAAACCGCTGGCTTAAAGTTTAAGGCACCATCACCTAAGTGGGCTAGTGCTAACGGTTTTAGCACAAGCAAACAGAACCTTGAGACATTAGAGAAAGCAGCACGTGTCAAAGGAATGACAGACGCAGTTGATTTCTTGTCAAAAGTTCGACGCCTATCTGCCGTAGACACATATCTGTCTTCTTTCGTTGAGGGTATTAAGATGTTTACCAAGCAGGACGGTAAATTACATGTTCGTTTATTGCAGCATCGCACAGCAACTGGACGGCTATCGGGTGCTGAACCTAATATGCAGAACATGCCACGTGGTGGTACTTTTCCTGTTAAGAAAGTATTTGTGTCACGTTTTGACGGTGGTAAAATTATGGAAGCAGACTTTGCACAGTTAGAGTTTCGTGCTGCTGCTTTCCTTTCACAAGATGGAGTTGCAATTGAAGAAGTATCTACTGGGTTTGATGTACACAGTTACACCGCTAAAGTTATTACCGATGCTGGTCAACCTACGGATAGGCAGACTGCAAAGGCTCACACGTTTGCACCGCTTTATGGCGCAACAGGCTTTGGGAGAACGCCAGCGGAAGCGGCATACTATGAACACTTCACG